TGGTATAACAGCACCCGCAGCAAAAAGACCTGCTCCAATAGCAAATGGATTCTTCGCAATAGCTGCTAATAGTCCAGCACTTAATGCTATTAATTTTGGAATGAAAGCAGTGACTATTCCTACGAGACCTCCTGCCAGTGCTCCAAAACCAGTTCCAAATAAAAGAACAGCGGCAGTAAGTGCAGGCCACCAGTCTTTGACAAATCTAATTAAAGTCTCTATTTTTCCTTGGTTCTCTTTATTACCAAACCATTCAATTAATTTTATGACTGTTCTACCCAGGAGAACATTGAGCAAGAAACCAAATATCTTATCAAAGATACTCTTAAATGGTTTTACTACTGTTCCAACAACTTTATTAATTCCTTTTCCTAGTCCACCTTCTAACTGCTTCTCTCTGGACTTGGCACGATCTTTCTCTCTTTTTCTCCTTGCTGCCTCTGCTGCTTTCTCTTCTGCCTTTCTTTCCTTCTGTAATGTCTTAATAATTTCATCAAGACCTTGCTCAACAGAGGCAAGTTCTGCACCTTCCTCCATATTACTGAGTTTTTCTGCTAGATCACTTTTTTGTGTCTTGAGTATATTTTTTATTCTTGTTATTTTTTCTGCATTTAATTTTATTCTTTTATCATGATCTTTTGTTTGATCTTCAACCTTATTTACTTTGATACGAGTAGTTCTTAATATTCTTGATAACTTCCCGATCTTTGATTCTGGCTCAACTGAAACAGAGTCACCATTAACTTCTCTACCCATCATCTTAGATGCTGATATTTTGGTAGATTTTATTGCTGGTGTAGTTACAGTATCATCCATTAGATGCTTGTTGTTTTCGTTTTAATTCTTCTTCTTCAAGATGCTGCTGCAACAGTCCGACGTAAATATCTCTCTCCCATGGAATGAGATTTTCAATTTCAGTCAAACTATATTTATGAAACTGCATCAAAGCAAAATTAATTTTATAATAATTACCCAAGTCCATATGGACTAGGGCTAAGCGAAAAAACTTGCCAGTCCCTCCAGAAGAACAGGACTTTCTACTTTCGTTTTTGGATTGGTTACGTTGATAGTATGCGAAAGTTTAGGCATGGTTTCAAAAAATTTCTCAACCTCTTTGAATTGAGCAGAATTCATTTGTTCCAAGAAATCAGACAGTTCTTTCTTGCTGCAATCATTGGCAACCCAAACTTCTTCTTCATTATAAATTTTACCCATACAAGATGCGACAAGATCAAATGATTGATCCATAGCATTTTTTTCATCAAAGTCAAAATTGTTTTTGATGAACTGATCCAACGAGGGATAATTCATCTCTAACATAAGATCATCATTCAGTTTAATTCTGTTAGTGTGATCATCACTTTTGTTTACTTTAATATCGTCTAAATCAATTTGGACAGCCACTTCAGTTACACCATCATCAGGACAGACAATGTTAACATCAAGTTGCTCACCAACAGACTTTCCACGAATGTTCAAGAAAAGATATTCAATATCAAAAGTTGGTAGGTGCTCCACCTTAATACCTTTGGTCAAGACACAATTTTTAATTACTGACTTGATTGCAGTTGTAATTTGTTTTGTATCCTCACTTTCTAAGGCAATGACAAGGAGTTTTTCTTCCTTGACAAGGAAAGGTCTGAATTTAATTGTCTCCCCAGTTGATGGCAATTCAAGTTCATATGTGGGAGCTGCAATTTTTGGTAAAGGCATAATGTCTTATAGGTTTTCAGTATGATTATTTATTAGGCAAGTCCAGATTGTATGGATCTGATTTGATCGTTTGCACCAAGTGGAAGATCATTAGTTGATCTACTTGAGAATGAAGGCAATCCTAAATTATTTCCTTGGAAGAAGTTAAATTTTGCCTGGTCAGCAGGATTAAATAAATTGAAATCCACACTATCGTATCTTGGAAGATTTAAATTCAGGCCTAAATCAGTGAATGAATCAACGAATGGACTAGATGAATTTGCTCCAGATCTATCAGGTTGAGTACTACCAGGACCAATATAATATCTTGTGTAGTTCATAGAGACTGTGCATTTCAAAAGAGATGATGCCTCATAAGAAACCGGCATGGATGTGATTGACACCGGAAATACATTAACAAAATTGTATGTAAGAGGAACAGCAGGGTTCTTTGATTTTAAATTTTTCTCAAATTTAGTAACCTCTAACCCACATCCCTTATATGAATTAGGAAACTTAACTCGATATGAGTAATTCTCATTAGATATACCACTGGATGCACTTTCATTCATAATAAATTTCATCCAAGATTCAAAGAATCTAATTGCCATATATTGTTCAGCATCACAATAAAATGTGAGGTCAATTCTATCCTGATAGATGCGTCGATATGCGTGTCTCTCAGTTGACCCACTAAAATCATTCCTCAACTCTGTGGTTGCAAGGGTAGAACCAGGGAGAGATGCATCACAACACGATAATTGAAGCCTATCTTGATCTAGAACAAGTGAATTTTCTGCCATGTATTGTCTAAACCCTTGTTGATCTCTTGGAAGACCAAGATAGATCATAAAGTGTGATGTTAGGGCAGGATTTAATAACTTAGCCTTTATTTGAGATACGCTTTGTGAGATTGGCGCTACAGAGACGGAAGCCATTTATAAATAATTTTTGACTTGTATATTATGTAGTCAAGTTAATGGCAGAAAGTATTAAGAGTAAATATAAACCATCTCACCCTGAGAAGTATAAGGGCAATCCCAACAACATTATTTGTAGAAGTAGTTGGGAGAGAAGATTTTGTAGATGGTGTGATTTAAATGATAATATTATTTCATGGGCCTCTGAAGAATTCAGCATACCATATGTTTCACCGGTTGACAATCGTGTACATAAGTATTTTCCAGACTATCTAATTAAAGTTAAAGAGTCAAACGGAAAAATAAAAACCTATGTGGTTGAAGTGAAGCCCAAAAAACAAACTGCACCACCAAAGAAACCAAAACGACAAACTAAATCATATATCTATGAGTGTACAACTTTTGCAGTCAACCAAGCAAAATGGAAAGCAGCAAAAGAATTTTGTGATGATAGAAGAATAGAATTTAAAATCATCACCGAAGAGGAGTTAGGTATTAGATGAATCGTCTAGAGGGAAACAATATTAATAATGAAGCAAATGACCAAGAAGACATGATGCTTGAAATCATGGATACTCTCAAAGATACTGTTACCCCCATTCCTGATGTTGGTATGGTATGCACATTCGTATACAATGCAAAAACTTCAAACATTACATATGACCAACATCCTCTGGTTGCTGTAACTGAGGTGTATAGTTGGGGATTTCGTGGTATAAATTTCCATCATCAAGAGTCTCGTCAATATACTTGGTCAGAACTTGCTGGTCAAGTCTATATTGTACATCCAAGAGAACTAGATGATCTTCTTAAGATTCCATATGGAAAAATGATACTAAATAAATAAAAGATCTCTGTATAATGTCGCAGACCGTAACGAGTAAGATTAGTGCTGTGCCTGCACAGGTTAAATCTCCTGGTGCGTTTGGATGGGGTGGAATTAGAAAAACAGCATTTGTTGCGACAAAAGTATCTAAGACTAGAAACTCTGACGGAAAGACTACGTTTGAAGTAGAGTTAATACAATATGATGATGCAAAGGGAAAGAATCCACAAACAATCGCTACTGGATATACTTTTTATAATGCTGCTCGTGATGGAAGCGGAGATGCCATACTTGGAGGAGATGATTTTTCTAGATTGTATCTAGATGTAGATCAAGATGTAAAAAATTCAAGTCCTGCCTTAGCAAATGAAATTGAAAATGGATCAATCAATAGGTTATTTAAATCTCAATTAAGAACAGACCCAGGCATTAAGGCACTAGCAACAACTAATGAGGAGAGAGATGCACTAGATTCAGCTAGCGGATCAACTGTTACAGAAAACCCAAATCAAACTGGAGGAGATACTTCAACAGATGCTGCATCAGCTAGGGAAATTGCTCGGAAAGGATTTGAACAAATTGGGGCGGG